CGCCTAAGCACGCCGCCAAAGCCAAAGCCCGCACCGCGTGGGCGAGAACGCGGCACATCCGGCCACCCGATGACGTGCTGATTGCCTGCCACGCGGCATACCGGGCGAGCGTGGCGGAGGAAAATTCTCGGCGGCGGCAGGAACGCCCGCCGCGTGCCGCGCTGTCCCTCTGTCACCCGGATACGTTCCTGACCGATCGCAGGTGGGCGGATTTTCTACACGTTGCGACAGGCAAGCCTGTAGTCGGACCACCGTTGCCAGACTGGGGCGAGCGTGGCCATCGACTAGCGGCAGCAATCGGCGGCGACACCGTGTTCGCGGCTTGGTTCGGCGAGGCGATTCTCGATGATCGAGAGGTGGTGACGATCACCGTCGCCAAGGCGTTCCAACGCAAATGGATCGAGGAACATTTCCGGCAAGCACTTGAGCGCGTGTTTGGCGAGAGCGTGCGTGTTGTGTGCGGCCCCGTAAAGGCGGGTGCCTTGGCGGCCTAAATCAATCCATTCACTAAAGCGCTCAATAAAATCACCCCGAAACCAAAGCTGCCAAGCCGTTCATAAATACTCGAACAGCACTAAAAATCGCCTCAGCTTCAACGTCTGTGTAGGTCTGCTTTGGGTGCATTGTGTTATTTCGCCACGCCTGTTTGACGTGGTATAGGTGCGTATGTACTTCTGACCATTTATCTCTCACGGACCCAAGCGGCATTTCTTTGATTATGTTGCCTATGTCGCTCAGGAGTTTTCCCCACTCACGTTCCGTGTTCCTTATCCCCAATTTCTGCGAAAGCACCTGCACCGAGCACTCCATTGCCCGCATCAGATGAAATACCGTAGCAGTCGTACGCCCGAGTGCGAGGCACTTTGCTGATTCACTGATGTCTTCCGACGCAGCGGGAAAAACATCTTCAACCAAGCAACCAAACTGAGGCTCCTTCTCGTTATACAAAGTTGCTTCGTTGGGCGTGAGCGAGAGAAATGCGCACAGCCGCAAGGAGTCCCGGAGCCTTCCCTCTATAGTTCGAAGGCTATCAGATAATTTATCTGCGCTGATTTGCGGCTTAGGGCAGTCAATCTGATCAAGGAGCCCATCAATCGACATCAGCACCAAGTCGCAGCCCGCAGGAAGGCTGTGTTTCACCGCCATTAGCCCATCAATGATATGACCAAGATCAAGCGGGTTTACGAGCGCCTGGCCGCGATAAACCTTATTTTGTATTGAGTAATCGATGCCCATTCGGGTCATCGCGAGAGAGGTAGTTGCAAAATAGAACGATGCGGCGTCGTAGAGGATCATTTCCCAGAGGCTCCGGAAACGACTGGGCCTGATGCCATCAAAATGGACGGGGCCGAGTCGATGTTCCATTTATCATAGCGTGATGCTCAGTAGCTGGATACTTGAAGCATGGATCGTAGTCCGGCTCTTGGAGTGTTGAAGTTCATATAGCTGGCCGCTGGGAATGAGCGATCACTACTCTGTGAGCCCCTGCCGTGGCCGATTTTCATTCGCCGCCTGCGGTGGCCGCCGCAGCATTTCGGGCGGGGTAATCGGCAGATGCACTGCAGGGTTCGGAATAAGTGGCTTGCGGACGGTGCGGATGGCTTCCATCGCGACAACGAACACATGCCCGCAGCCGATCTCATCCGAGCAATGATAATAGACTTCGCGATAGGTGCTGTCTTTCTTGCCGCCCGTGCGGGCGAAGGATTTGGCTCCGCAGTGGGGGCAACAGATATGGGGCAGACGGCTACTCAAGGGGACTCTCCGGTTGTTGCGTGATGAGGGGGCGTAACACGCGAATAAAATCATACACTAAGCGCCTCGAATTTACCGTATCGACCATCACGGCGCGGTCTCCAGTTTGATGGTGGTCGAGAAGCCTCTTTCGTCGATGCGGTGATCCACATCGGTTACGAGCCATTCTTGGGCATCAATGGCGGGTTTGAAGCCGGAGACTTTGGTGCGCTGCTCCGGCGCGGCGTCGGCCCGGCCGAGGGCAAGCGTAAGGTCAAGCGTTGCTGGCATTCTCTTCAGCCGGGCCCGTTCGGTTTCGGCGGCGCGGCGGGCCTCGGTTTCGCTGGCGTACACTTTGCGCAGGCGTTTGGAGCCGGTCTTTTCTCCCGCCGTGACGGCCTTCCGCTTGGCCGCGCTCTTGTCATGCCAGCTTGCCGTCACCCCCTTGTAGTCGGTGCGGGTTTGTCGCGCCCAACGGTGGCGGTCTCCATCTCTGCGGGTGATGACGAGCTTTGGCAGTGCTGCACCGCCAGCCGTCACCCCGGCGCCCTTGCGCGCGAAGATCAGGCTTCCGGCCTTGACCGTGGCAACGGCGTCGTAATCGACTCCCAGGCGGCGCAGGAAGGCAATGTCGCTCTCCCGGCTCTGTGTGAGCGAGGCAATCGAGATGCCCGCCAGATCGGCCGCAACGCGCGCTGTGAGGCCGTTGCGCATGGCGATCTCCCTGAGGACCGTTCCCAATGCGGTGTCGGACCAATGCTGCTCGCGCCGGTCTCGCAACGCGGTCGTAAAGTCGGCCGACCGTGCCCTCAGCGTGATCTGGTCCGGCGGTCCGCTGTGTTCGATCTCGTCGACCTTGAACTGACCCTTGCCGACAAGGCCGGGCACCACGTCAATTCCCTGCTTCCAGCCAATGGCGACCGTCAGGAGCGCACCGGGCGAGGGCAGATCGAGTAGGCCGTCGCTATCATCGAGCGTGATGTCGAGTTGGTCGGCATCTTCGCTTCGCCGCTCCGATATCGAGAGACTGACAAGGCGAGGACGCATCGTGCCGGTCAAATCCTTCCCGTCGAGGGTCACGGTCCAGTCGGGAATGTTGTTGCGTTTGTCGCTCACGCGGCCGTCTCGCTTGGCTGGTCGCCGGTGGTTTGGCTCGGATCGTCGACGCGGAGCAGGCTGAGCGAGAAATCAATGACCCGCGCTTGGCCGTCTGCCATCAACTCGCTATGGCGTTCGTCCAGCCCCTCAATCACGTAGAACCCGACAACGTCACCTTGGCCGGTCACCAGAGCGTAGGCCTCGCCCGCATCGGCCATGTCGCGAAGCGCGTCGAGCGAAACCTGCCCGTCACAGATCTCTGTCCAGACGGCTCCGCCGAGATTGATGGTCTCTTCGCCGGGGCCGACGAATTGCGTGGCGTCCCGCGCGCCAACACGCTGGGAGCGGGCGTGACGCCAACTGGCACGCCGCTGCAGTTCTTCATAGGCAAGGCTCGAGACTTCGAAGATGAACATGCCGAGGGCCAGAAGCTGCATGCTATTCGTCCTTGTAGGCGCGTCCGGCCTTCTCGCGTTCAATGCGGTCGATCGCTTCCCGAACCGCCCGGGCGATGTCCGGCGCCGCGGCGCCGTTCGCGTTGATCGTGATCGAATAGTGCCGGACCTGACTGTCACCGCTGGCGGGGGCGGTGGCGCGAGCGGCATCTGGGGCGGCTGTCGCGGGCAGGGAAACCGGGCCTGCCACGGCGGCCCCAACGGCGATCGCGCGCGTCAACTGTGCCGATAGATCGCCGACGCGCGATAGGGGCGCGCCCGCGCCCGCTTCAATGCCCTGGGCGAGGCCGCTCATCATGTAGCCGCCGATGTCGGCGAACACCCGGCTCGGGGAGTGAATGCTGAGCGCTTTGCGGATCGGGGCCGGGAGGATTTGCGCGAACGCCGTCAGCTTGCCGATAAGCCAAGCCTTGGCGCCCTCGATGCCGGACCAGATGCCCTTCACGATATTGGCGCCGATTTCCCCCATCATGGCCGGAACGCGCTGGGTGAGCAACGCAACACCGTCTGCGAAGAAGGTTTTGATTTTGGCCCAAAGGTTCGCGAGCCATGGGCCGATCGTGTCCCAATTGCGGTAGATCAGATACACCGCTGTCGCGATCGCGATGATTGCCGCGAGGATGGGATTTGCCACCACTGCCGCGCCGACGATGCGAATGCCGACCGCGATAAGGCGTAAGCCGCCAGATGCGAGGCCTAAGAGGGGCCCAAGTTTTGAAAGGACGAACGCCATCGCGGCCCAGCCATTTATCAGAGCGCCGGAGGCAATGCCGATGCCGCCGAGCGTCACGAGCAAAGCGGCGGCTGCCGCCGCCACCATCACGAGTGCCTTGGCAAGTTTCGGATGACGCTCCGACCAATCGGCGAATCTGTTCGCAACGGCGGTGAGCTTTTCAGCCAGAGCCGTCACCGTGGGAAGCAATAGGGCGCCGACCGAGAGCGCCAGATTCTTCAAGGCGATGTCATTGGCCTTGGCCTTTTCTGCGGCATCCCGCATGCGCTCGGCAAAGTCCTTTTCGACCGTGCCGGTGGCGCGGAGGGCTTCCCCGCGGATTTTGCGGTATTCCGCCATGTTCTGCAGGATTGGGCGCAAGGCAGCTTGGACCTGCATATCGCCGAACAGATAGCTGAGTTTGTCCATCTTGCCGCCAAGCGCCTTTTGGGTCAGCTCGGCAATGGCTTCGATCGGCGTCTTGCCTTCCGCGTAAGCTTTCTTGAGAGCCTTCGGAAGATCCACACCGAACTTGGCAAAGTTCTGGGTGACCTCCCTGGAGTTCAGTTTGGTGATGAGATTGACAACATTGTTGGCCGCTTCGTCGGCGCTACCGGCGCCCTTGGTGGCGATTTCGAGAGCGGCGGTCAGGTCGGCGACGGCGCCGACGCCCTTTTGGCCGAGGGCGGTATAGCCTGCCGTCAGTGCCGGAAAATACCGCGCCATATCCTTCAGTTCGAATGAGCCGGCCTTTCCGCCAGCGGCCATGATGTCGAGCGCCTTGCCGACTTCGGTGAGGGGAACTTTGAGATTGTCGAAGACGGCAAAGCCTGCGGCCGACAGATCGCCCATTTCCGCTTTATAGGCGGTTGCGGCTCTACCGATCGGCGCCATCATTTTGGCCGAGGTCGCAGCATCCAGACCCTTGCCGGTCAAGACGTCCATGCCGCGCTGGATGTCTTCGGAAAACTGGTTCGTGTTCTTGGCAACGATCCGCAACTCGCCGCCGAGCTTTGCCGCCGCCGCGCGCGACATGTCCGATTTCTGCGCGATGTCGGTCATCACCGACTCGTATTCGCGCGCCGAAACGACGGCCTCGTACATGGGCGCGGAGGCTGTCACTCCCGTTGCCAGTGTCGCCGCCCCGCCGATTGCCATCCTCTGCGCGAGCCCAGTGCGCGCGTCGAACCGGCGCCGTGCCGCCGCGGCTTTATCGAGCCGCCCCTGTTGCTCGCTGAGACGGAGCGAGGTTTGCTTGATACGCTCGGCGAGGAGTTGTTCGTGATGGCTAAGCGCGCCGACCTCGATACCTGCCGCCTTCATTTCACCCGCTAGTCCGTCGAGGCCTTCAGCCTGGCGCTTGGTGAGGGCTTCAAGGGTCTGAACTTCGCGGCCCGTCTTGGCATAGAGGTTTTGCAGTTTCTTGGTGGGGGCTGCTGTTGCCTCCATTTGAGCAGCGAGCGCCTGTTGCCTTTGGCGGGCTTCGGCAAGTTTCGCGGTATGCTCGGTGAGGCTCACCTGCTGGCGCTGATAGGCTGAAATCTGCTTTTGCTGGTTTTGCAGCGCCTCCAATTCTGTCCGGGTAGCCTTGAGGGCCTTGGCGGCGCGCGAGGTTCCGCCCACGATGTCTTTCATCGGGCCGCTGACACGGTCCAGGGCATCGAGGATGAACCGGAGGCGCAACTCGCTCGCCGCCATAACTACTCCTTCAGTATCTTGAAGCGCTCGATGGCGAGTGCCCGCCATTCCATCAATTCGCTGAGCGCCATGGGGTTCATCTCAGACGGTGGCCAATGAAACACCGTTGCGATATCGGCAAAGGCGTCCTCTACGCGCGCGGGAAGCCCTCGAGGTCCGCTTTCTGCAGAAAAAAACTTCCGATCTCGGTGGCACAGGCGAAGAGGTCTTCGGACGGCATAGCCGCCGCTTCGGCCTCGGTAATGGTGGGAGATGAGATGCGCGGCAAGAGCTTGATCATGGCGTTGACGTCCATACGGGCGAGGTCAGAGAGCGCCAAGCCGCGAAGCTCGCCCGAATTGGGGCGGCGCAGCGTGAGGGCGCCAATCTTGTCATCGCCGCGCTTGATCGGAGTATCGAGCGGTACATCGCGGAATTTCTGGTCATCGGGTTTGGTGTCGGTCATGGGGTGGTTCTTGCTTTCGGGGTGGCTCTTTTTTGCCTAACGTGAGGCGGGTTGAGGATAGGCATCAGAACATGCCCAGAGCGGTGCGCTGATCCTGAAGCCGGTCAACGCCGCCGACGATCTCAACCATGTTAATCGGGTCGATTTCGATCTCGGTCCTGCCGTTCCAGTTCAGCTTGTAATAGGCGAGCTTCATCTTGATCTTGAATTCTCCGTTCTCGCCCGGCTTGGCGTTGCCGAAGTCGATCTCCTCATGACGGCCGCGCACAATCACCTCGATTGTGTCGAGGGCGCCGGTGTCATGGTTTTGGTAGGCGCCGACGAAGCGCAGGTAGACGCCGTCGATCCGGGTTTCGCCGTATTGGCGGATGATGTCGAGCGTCGGCCCGCCGAACGTTGCTTCAAGTTCGAGGACGTCGCCGCCTTTGTCGAGAGCGACGGGGCGGTCCATGCCGCCGCCCTTCCAGTCTTCGAGCTTGCGGGCGAGCTTGGGGAGCGTGACCTCGGACGTCTCGCCAAGGTAATTGTTACCGTCGTTGAACAGCAACATGTTTTTGAGGGTCTTAGGCAGAGCCATTTTGTATCCCTAGGGGTGAGAATGTTAGGCGGCCGAAAGTTGGGCGCCGAATTGGGCGAAGTAGCTGTCGGTGATGCGCTGATTGAAGCCGAGGTCTTCGAGCGGAGGCGGCACCGTGAAATCGTAATCGATACGCAGCTTGCCGTCCTTGAGGCTCGCAATGCTGTTCTGGGCCGGATCGTACCAGCACGAGCCGCCGAGAATGATGCCGCGGGTTTTCATCTGGCGCATGAAGCCGTTGATGGTCTCTACAATATCGGTCACGAGGGCGGGCGTCAGCGGCTTATCGATGGCCCACTCCATGCCTTCGCCGATCGTATCGGCGACGAGCTGAGCCACGCGCACCGTGCTCTCGAAAACGAAAAGCCCGCTGTCGTCGCAGGTGCGGTTGCCCCAGAAGCGAAAGCCGCTCGACGTACGCACAAGGGCGGTGATTTCCTTGGCATTGAGCAGGGCGGCTTCGGTGGTGTCGCTGTGCAGATCCCACTGAATGTCCTTGGTGAGGCCGGTCACCCCGTCGACGACAACATTGGAAAGGGTTTTGTGCGGGCCGGTCGTCTGGTCGATCTTGGCGCGAAGGCCGAGGGCGCGGGCAACGCCATAGCTGGGCACAGTCGCGTTCGCCACCGTGTCGAAGGCGAGGAAATCGGGGTAGACGAGCATGATTTCGCGCGCCGCAAAATTGGCGCGGTAGGCCATGGCTTCGGTGATGGTCGCACCGATCGCGGCGGCGTAGACAAAGCCGCGCAGCTTCTTGGCGACAACGATCAGGGCGGTGGTGACTTCCTCGGTGTCGAGGCCCGGGGCGCCAAGAATGCGCGGGCGGACCCCGAGCTGAGCCTCGGCGGCAAGCAGGGCCTGCATGCCGGTTTTGGTGCCGCCCGTGCCGTCACCAATGACCTTGGTGGTCTGGTCGGCGGCGACCGCCTCGGCATTGGCGCCCTCGCCGACACCGACACGCACAACCACGACAACCGGGCTTGTCTGGTCCGCGATCGCGCGCAATGCCTTGCGCAGCGAGCCGGTCGTTCCGGCCTTGCCGATGGCAGCTTCGATATCGGTGATAAGGGCCGGGCGATCGAGCGGGAAGACGGCGGCATCGGCGTCGGGGCCGGTCGCAACAAGGCCAATGATGGCCGTTGATGCTTCGGTCAGGGTGCGCGAGCCATCGGTGATTTCGGTGACGGTAATGCCGTGCTTGAAGGGCATGAAGCCTCCTATGCGGAACGGGTGAGAGAGACGGTAAGGGTGGTCGAGGTCGGAACCGGCCGGTCTGTCCGCGTTCCGATGATGGTGAGTGAGGCTTGACCGGGCGCTGCGCCGGGCCTCAGTGAGACCCGCCTTAAGGCAACGCGCGGCTCCCAGCGTGCCAGGGCCGATGCTGTGGCGGCATAGAGCCTGAGGACCGTCGTCGGCCCGAATGGCTGGTCGAGAAGTTCGGGCAGAAGCGAGCCATAATCGCGCCGCGCCACACGCGAGCCGATCGGCGTGGTGAGGATGTCCGCAACGGATTGCTGCAAATGGGCGTCGGTGGTCGTAGCCAAAGCGGCGCCCGTGATCCGGTTCATTCCGCTCATTGCTGCGGTTTCCCCGAAAGGTCGGTGCCGGTTTTGACGCTTTTGTGCAGGTGGTCCTTGAGGCTTACGCCTGCCGCCGTCACATCGCCATCGGCGCTCACGTTTCCGCTCGCGGCGATATTGCCGGACGTTTTGACATTGCCGGTGATTTCGACGTCCCCGGTGATTTTGATGCCGCCGTCGGCGACGAGGCGCACGGTGCCGCCGCCCGGCAGTATGGCGGCGAGGGCATGGGAGGCGACGTTGTAGGAAAGCCGGGCGCCGTCCGAGAAGGCAAGGCAGTGGGCTTGGGAATCGGTCTCGGGCTGGGGGTGAGCGGCGCAATAAAGCCCAAGCAGAACAACGCCGAATTCGGTATCGCCTTCGGGGCAAATCAAAAGGCATTGCTCGCCTTCGCTCGGCGCCGACCAGCTCGCCAGATCGCCCGCGCGCATCGTGACCCACGGCAGAGGCGGGGTGATCAAATCGCCGGTTTCGACCGTACAGGTGCCACGCGCCGCATCGACCGTCTTGATGCAGCCGAAGCGCAAGAGGTCACCGGCAATTTGGGTGGGGCTGTGGTGGGCGTCCATATCCGGACAATGCCGCGCGCCCGAAGCGATTGCGCCAGGACCCACTTGGAGAGAATGCCTCTCCAAGTGGGCCGTGTTGTATCATTGAGCGCTCGGCGCGGGCTGAGGCGTCTTGTTGGTCAAGCCGACAAGGCCCGAAAGATCGATAGCGGCGGCAGAGGAGGCGAGATTGCGCGCGTAAGCCGCCTCCATGCGATTTCTGGCGCCGCGAGCCTGCTGGGCGCAGATGTTGGCAAAGGCATCGAGGTCCGGACCGGTTTCATTGAACGGCACGTTGACCGATTTAGTCAGGTGGGGATTTGGGTCTTTGTCGACCATCCTCATCGTGTCCTTCGGCTCGGCGCCACCTTCCTCATCCAGGCCGGTCGGGAGCGGCTCTTTCTCCTCCACGATGAACTTGCCCGAGTAGTACGGGTTGATAAACCGAACCTGTGCGGTCCGGCTCTCGGTATTGACGGATTCGACTACGTAATCACAGGTGGTCCCTTCGGGGGCGCTTGCGCCCAACGGCTGGCTGATTTCACTCATATGCGCGTATCTCCTTCGTGCGCGTGGCCTAGAACCACATAACCAAGGCCCAGCCGGGATCGGTGAGGCTCTTGGAAGAGGTGTACTTGAATTCGAAATGATAGGACTCACCGTTACCGTTCATGCGTTGTGCGGGCGGCAGTACATTGATGCCATCGGAGTACGAGATGGGCGCAGCCATGCCGATCGCAAAGCCGATGGGACATCTATTGGAGACGGTGAAGTAAAAAATCCCGCCTTGCTGGCGGTATTGGATTGTCGCTCCGGAGCTGGCGACGACGTAGTAATTGCCGTCGGTGACATAGAAGAGGATGTAGGCCGCGCACTTGCCGTCGAGAAAAGAGCTGGCGTGATAGCCATCCAGCATATCGGCATCGAGACCGGAGCCGGCGCCATCATTGCCTGAGTTCCAGATGGCGGCACCGTTGTTGAAAAGTGCCCCATTGAAGGTGGCTCCGCCGTTGAATGTCACGCCCAGGTCCGCTGCGTTGGTGTAGAAGTTCGCAGTTCCCATACTCATGGAGCGACCATTGCCACCGAAGATCAAACTCCCTCCGGCAGTGTTAGCCCAGAAATAGTTCGCACTCGGGCGAGCGAATATGAGAGTGTTACCCGTCAGGTACGAGGTATTTCCGTCATTGATCGTAAGCGTGCCGGTGATCGTATCACCAGCTTTGTTGACCGGCGTGTAGCCGAGACGCGCGGGGATGTTCATGAAATAGGAGCTATCTAGGCCATCGAGCATGTCGGCATCGAGGCCAGATCCTGCGCCGTCATTGCCTGAATTCCAGATCACGTTGCCGTTGGTGAAAAGCGCTCCCTTAAAGGTGGCCCCGCCGTTGAATGTTACGCCCAGGTCCGCTGCGTTGGTGTAGAAGTTCGCGTTCTCCCCACCTGTGGCGCGACCATTGCCTCCGAAGGCCAAGTACCCTCCGGCAGTGTTAGCCCAGAAATAGTTCGCACTCGGGCGGGCAAACGTGAGAGTGTTACCCGTCAGGTACGAGGTGTTTCCGTCATTGATCGTAAGCGTGCCAGTGATCGTATCACCTGCCTTGTTTACCGGCGTGTAGCCGAGACGCGCGGGGATGTTCGTGAAATAGAAGCTATCTAAGCCGTCAAGTAGGTCCGCATCGAGGCCGGACCCGGCGCCGTCATTGCCTGCGTGCCACGCCACGCTGCCGTTGATCGAGACCGGGCCGGTGAATGCGTCACCGGCTCGATTGGCGGGCGTATAGCCAAGCCGGGCAGCGATGTTCGCAAAATATGAGCCGTCCTGGCCATCGAGCTTGTCGGCATCAAGTCCGCCGCCTGCGCCTTCGTCTTTAAGCGCCGCACTCTTGAGTCCAAGGGCGCCGCGCAGCGCAAGCGCGCTCGCACTTGTGAGAATGGTCTTGATAAAATCGGACGGCGCGCCGTTGCCAAACCGGTCATTGATCCAGCCCTTCACCGCCGACAGCATCGCTTTGGGCGTGACCGCGCGGGCCGTGTCGGTGCCGGTCGCCGCTTCGCTCTCGGTTGCGAGTTCGATAACGCCTTGACGTTCCGTCGTGGCCGAAGGGTTCAAGAAATTCGTGTTGCCGAATGAAATATCCTTGGCATCGCTCGCGGTGAAGGCGATGTCGATTGCAAGGAGCAGCATCGACTGACTGGCTTTCTCCATGATAAGCGCCGGGCCGTTGCCGTAGATGCCAAAGAGGGTGCCATCGCTTAGATAGAGGCCAAACCCACGAAGCTCATAATCGTCAATGCTGTCGTCGCGCAGCGTGATGTGGATGGTATAGGCGTCGGAGGCCTCGCCCGAAAACGTGGCGAGGCGTTTGATTTCTCCCGGCAGGGTCAGCGCCGTCGCCGACGGGGTGAAGCTTTCCGCCGTCACGCCAACTTCGGTAATCGTGATCGGGTTCGTCCCGCGCGCGGCGATGAGTGCTGCACGGCCGCGGTCGGTGATAGTAATGGCAAGGCCGGACATGGGAGCTTCCTTAAGCGGCGAAGGTGAGACGGGAATAGGTGACGGGGCGGGCTTCGGCGGCGATAGCGATCGCGGCTGCGGCTCCGAAGCCTTGGGTAAAGGTGAAGTGCGACCGGACGGGCTTAGTGCGTGACACCTCACCGATGACACTATTGATGAAATCCGCCGTCGCAGGCTGGCCGTTCATGCTGTTCAGCGTGATCACCAGGTCAAAGGTGTAGGGCTCACCGCTGCCGCCCGGCTGCCACCATTCGCGCAAGGCAACCGCGCCGCCGAAGCTCTCGACTACCGTGCGAACAGACGCGGCCGTTCCTTTACCGCGGGCAATCTCGATAGCGCGGCGAACGCGGGCGCGTTTGATGTAGAGGGGCCAGTCCGGCGACCAGGAGTCGAGCGAGAGCGTCCAGGCGAGCCATGGAAGCAGCTCGTCGGGGCAGTCGTCTGGTGACCACAACACCCGAAGATCGGTGAAGATCGTATCGAGGCGCTTGGTTGCCGTCTCAATGGCGCGTTCAAGCGTGGTTGCGTTCGGCGGCAGAATGCTGTCGCTCATTCGCCGATACCGTCATAGGAAAGAGCAACGGTTTGGCAGTAGGGGGCCTGACTTCGATCGCAGACGATGTCGGCCTTCGGCTCGATGAGAGCGACGCGCTGCACGCCCTCGACATGCAGGGCTGCGTAAATGCCTGAGAGTGTAACGTCGCGGCCTAACCGCATGCTCGCAGCGGTATAGGCGTCGACTTTCTTTTGGGATTCGGCCAAGACGACGGCGCTGTCAGGCCCGGCAAAGGTCGCAATGCCTGCTTTGATCGTGTAGGGCACGACCTCGGCTGGAGCGACCGTGACGTGATCTGTCAACGGGCGCCGCGTGTCGGCCGAGAGATAGCTCTCTACGGTGCTGCAGAGTTGCGCCGTCGCCTGCTGGCCCGTTCGCGTCAGGATGTAGACGGTGACGGTACCGGGCGTGGGGCTGACCGCCGAGGCATCCACAACGTCCGGCGATGCGGAAATGGCGTGGAAGACGTACGCACCTTCCGGCCCGGCGACCGAGTAGCCTTCCGGTGCCAGCGCGACACGTCGGCGAAAGTCATCATCGCTCTCATAGGTCGGCTCGATACCGTGTTCGGGATCGCCCGGATCGAGCAGGAGACGGGCCACGCTAAAGTTGGCCGCCAAGTGATCGAGGTCACCTTTCTTGGCATAAGCGAGCATGACCGCGCGCGCGGCATCGTTGACGCGCTGACGCAGGATCACTTCGCGATAGGCGAAGACCTGCAACAGCTTGGTTACAGGATCGCTTTCGAGCGGCGAAAAGTCGGGCATGGCGCTGCGCGTCATGACGACGAGTTCGCCGAGAATGGTCTCGTAATCAATCGTTTCGACGACGCCCGGTGCGGGCAGTTTCGATAAATCGACGGCGGTATAGGTGGCTGTGCTGACCATGCGCCCTATGTCGGCGGCGGGCCGGTGAGCTTTCTACACCACGCATTTGGAGAGGCGCACTCTCCAAGTGCCGTCAGGCGACGGCCTCAAAATGGGCCAAGAAGGCATCGAGAAGAGCAGTGCGATCGGCGGCGCTGAAGCCGAGGAGTTCGCGGGCCGGGTAGGCAATCGGCTTTGCTTTGCGCGATGGGCGGTCGCGAAGGCCTTCTTGGTGGATGCGGGCAATCTCGGCGGCGCGTCCCGAGAACCCCACCCAGAATTGCAGATCGTCATTACCGGCGCGCAAGAAGCGGGATGATGCCAAGCGGCGGAACATCGCTTTGCGGCGAAGGCTGCCGCCTCTGCGAAGCTTGCCCCCGCTCGCATTGCGGTACTGCGGCTCCACGGGAAGCCACCTAATCACCTTGTCGAAAAAGAAACTGCGAACGCCCTCGGCCTCAATGTCCCAGCCCGTCATCATCCGGTTGGCGATGGTATAGCTTTTGAGGATGACCTTGCGCGCTTCACCGGAGCCACCGGAGGGGTAGAGAAACGATACGGCGTAGCGGCCCGGTGCCGGAGGCACTTTCTCTTTGCGGGGCGTGAAGCCGCTGCCATCCGGCGCAAGCTGGCGCGCAATGCGCGAGCGTTGGCTGTTGGCAATGTCGCGCGAGATGCGCCGGAGCAGTGCGCGCCGTTTGGCCGGCGCGAGCTGCTGCAGGAGGGCACCCGCGGTGCGCTCGATTTGCTCGATATCGTCGGTCACGGCCCGGCCTCGGGCGGGACGCCGGGAACGAGGACGGCGGCCGGGTCTTTCGTCTCGGCGACCAGATCCGACCACGCGTAGCCTTGGTGCATTAAGGCATTAAGCCCAGGAACCAACTCGCCGGGGAAGGCCTCAGGCGCCGGATGCGATACATCAAACCCGCTACCATCTGTGCGGCGCGTGACTAGGACGGGCTCGGTGACTTCCACGGTGAATTCGATGTCGGCGCAATTGCTGTCGAGGATTTCGGCCTGGAACTGGAACGCATCGGCTTCGGCACGCTGCAAGAGGTCGGGCTGCTCGCGCTCGATCCAGGCCAGCATGGGAACAACAATCTCGTCGGCGTCGCCGGGGTAATCACAAATCAAGACCGTGAGTGTGAAGCGATACTCGAACGACAGGCTTTTTCCCGCGCGCGAGCAGATCGTGCCCTTGTCGAGATAGATCTGCAGCTTGTCGGGCGCGGCAGCCAGAAAAGGGATGCAAGACGTAAGCCACGCGCGAAGGTCATTTGTCTTGCGCATTGGGCGTTCCGCAAGGCTGCCCGCCATTCCAGGTGGCAAGGCGATCGAACCGACCTCTTAGCTCGCCGTACGCCTTGGCAAGGCGCATAGCGCCATCGCGAACCGGCGCGGGCATCACAGCCCAGGTGTCGGCCGGGAAGCCTTCGGGGGCATCCGGACAGACCAGAAGGTCGGCCGGTGGCGTCGACTTGACCGCGACGGCAACCGTTTGGGTCAGAGGTTCA